CTCACTACCGTTGGATGTTTCCTCACGATATCGTTTATCATAGTCATCGGCTGAGTAGCAAAATACTGTCGTTCTTGTCCACTTATCGTAATTTCCTCAGTTACTAAATTAAATGATTGTAACTCGATGGTATCTGTTGTATTCGTGTAAAATTCTTGGTTATGAAACTCGAGTTCAAATGTAATATTTTGTTTGTGAATGGCACAAATGGGAAAATATGGACGATTGGGTTTATTTGTTGGGTGTTCATCACTCGCATATTTTCTTGCGAAGAAGAAGTGTAGAGGTATAACTAAATCTGCACTTTGGCGAGCAAAAACACTATTACCTACAGATTTATCAAAGCCGAGGTTTCTATTAACAAGTGCTCTATTGGCTACCTTCTCAGACATTTCTAAATAAAGATCATCGTAGATGATACCCCATTCATCATGTAACTTTTCAACTTCTATATCGTTTACAAACATGGTGACGCTTTTAAGAATATGTCTTCCCAATTGATCGGCATAGTTACCATCTGTAATACCGGGTATAGTGATACTCAACCACATATTACTTAGAAGATCTCCCATGTTTGTTGGATTGAATTTAACCTTGATCGTTTGACCGAACGGCCATTTAGGTACTTGCCCAGGATTGACCACATTTCGACTTCTATGATACTTTCTAAAATCCGAATGCCTCAACATATCTTTGTATTTAAAGAGTGAATCATCTGGGTCTTTGGAAAGAAGATACGTATCTTGCTTTCCAATAGCCTTGAGAGAAATCTTTGCAGCTTCACCCATACTTATCTATTGTCTATATATTTTTAATATCATTCTTCCACATACTGGATGGTGTTGTAGATGTAAGTATCTTGAGTTCCATTTTCGCCTGTTCGGATTCTTTGAGAAGTTCACGAACACTCTCATCTGTGTACTGAACAGTCCTAATGTTCAATAGATAGTCGTGATTCCCATTGACGAGTGGAAATGTATGTGAAAGTTGTTCTTCGAGTTCCTTCTTTTTGCGTCTAAACACGATAATGTCACCATTAATCACCATTGAGACAAATCGAGACTTGTAGTCACACATTTTAGCCTTCACCTCAATAACCTTAATCAGGTGTTCTTTGCGTTTGATATAGTACTGATTTCTCAATTTAATAAAGTCCATCAGAATCATTTCAGGTGTATCATATTTATGGATTCCTTTCACTGGGTGGAAGAGATGCATGTTCGTCGTGCGAACCGCCTTTTGGAGTTTAAGGTCTTTGATGATATCTTTACCCGTATACTCCTGAATAACAAAATCAACATTTTCAGTCGTACTGTTATTGGTAAACCCGCTGATAACCTTCTTTTCGACGAGGGTGTCTAGGTGCTCTTTGTAGTCTTGAGTCCAACGACCTGGGGGTAACTCGGTCACCTTGATTGTTTTACCAATTGTATTCCAAACACCTTCCGTCATCCAAGTACTATCTTGATTAAACACACGACCCTTGAAACCCCTGAACCATGGTTTCATTTTCTGAACTTCCTTCCCATTTAGTACATTCATGATATTGTCACGAATGTCTTTAGGGTTAAATGGGGGTACATAACAACTAAAACCTGTGCCAATACCTTCAGTACCATTCACCAGAACCATAGGTAAAGTGGGCATGTAAAATTCTGGTTCAATCGAGCGGCCATCATCATCTAGGTAATTGAGAATGGCATCATCTCTGGGGTCAAATATGTGTCGAGCTGCACCAGTCAATCGTGTGAAAATGTATCTCGTTTGAGAAGCATCTTTACCACCCATAAGTCGTGTACCGAATTGACCACATGGTTCGAGAAGGTTTATATTGTTAGAACCTGTGTAATCATTCGCCAACTTAACAATCGTATCTGCGAGGGATACTTCACCATGGTGATAAGAACTCTTTTCAGCCACATAGGCAGCCAGTTGTGCCACCTTCATCTCAGCAGTGAGATTCTTTTGAAAACAGGAGTACATCACTTTCCTCTGTGAGGGTTTGAGTCCATCTGCGACATGAGCAATAGAACGCTTCAGGTCTGCGAGACTGAAATTCACAAGATCTTTGTGAACAAAGTCGGTGATACTCAACTGCTTAACATGTCCATAAGGTACTTCAAGTTCTTTTGAATCTTTCGCTGTACTCTCGAGAAGCCATATCTTTCTCGCATCAGCCTTCTTCTTATCGAAAGCCAGTATAATAGACTCGTTGGTCATCGTATCCACATCAAACTTTACAGTGAGATCTTGAATTTTCTTGAAATACTCTCGAGCCTCGGCGGAGGTTGAGGTACCCAAACCCTTATAATACTTGATGCGCCAACCAGCTTTACCATTTCCATACCACGTTCGGAATGCTGAGTCCGTGTAAAATGATTTCGTATCAGAACCTTTGGTCGCCTTGATGATGGGTGTCACCATACTCACGACAAAGTTGAATTTGAGGAGTGACGGCCAAAAATAGTGAATCATATTAAGAATGAGACCCTTGATATGGGAACCATCATTATCAGCATCTGTCATGATCATCAAGCGCCCGTAGCGGAGTTCTGAAACGCTCGTATACTCTTTCCCTTGTTGAAGACCCAAAATCTTTTTGAGATCGTTAAACTCTTGGTTCGATGTGAGTTGTGCGACGCTCGTGTCACGGACATTCTTACATTTACCACGGAGAGGAAAGACTCCAAAATGGTCCCGACCAACAACTGAGAGTCCAGCGACTGCGAGGGTTTTAGCTGAATCACCCTCTGTCACGATGAGTGTACACTTAGAAGACTGTGCCGTACCAGCTTTGTTGGCATCATCCAACTTGGGGATCCCCGTGATTTTAGACTTACGAGCACCATCCGTCTTCTTGAGTTCTTTCATCTCCTTGAATTTGGAAAGGGCCGTGAGTTCATCAGAGATCCCAGTCTTGAGAGCATTTTTGATGAAGTTCTTTGGTGGGTCAAACTTACTCCCAAAATCTTGGGATTTTAGGGTGCACTCAGACTTTACCTGACTCGAGAATGCTGGATTCTCGAGGGTTGCCTTTACAAAAATATTGAAAGTATTCTTAACCTGTTGAGGTTTCAACTTAATCTTCTTAGCCATCTCTTCAATGATACCCGCTGCGACCAGTGATGCCACATGATCTACATGGGTTCCACCTTTTGTCGTACAAATACCGTTCACGAAAGATACCTGTTCTAGGCCATTCTCTGAGGGGCCGATACACACGGACCAGCGGTCATTGGAAAACGAGCACACATCCCCCACACCGCTATGCATTTTAGCATACATTTCAAAACTTTGTTTGGGGAGAACATCTGCATTGAACTTAACCTTACAGTTTGGTGTGGTACAAATGTTAGCATCCCATACCCTTTTTTGGAAAATCTTATAGATTGTAAAGTCCATCTTTGTCATTCCAAACCTTTTCCAATCAGGGACAAATGTAATAGAAACCGATGATGTAGTACCCGAATGTTTTTTAATTTTTGGAGACTCGCATACAGTCATATTGTTAGACCATTTTTGAGAATATGTTTGTTTAGTTTCATGATCCTTGATGATGATAGAAAAGTCTGAAGAGTATATGTTCGTCAACTTAGCACCATATCCATTGCGTCCACCAACGACACGCTTCTTAGAGTCGTCATAATTGGTACTCGTGAGAAGGTGTCCGAATGTTAATTCGGGATTCCAAATACCCTCCTTCTCATGCATACGAACCCCGACACCCCCAATAGGGCCATTGTTCTCGATTGTTACTGAACCACTGACTTTGTCAATAGCGACAGAGATGGATGTCACATGCTTGGGGTGCATTGAGTTGCGGTCAACTGCATTGACGAGGATTTCATCAAAGATTTTCAAGAGAGCTGGGGAATACTTCAAGTTTGTCTTTTCAAACTTTTCATCGTTGAGGGTCCAATAGGGTTCTGTACCCAATTCAACTGGGCCGACATACGAGTCAGGTCTCTTGAGAATGTGTTCTATGTGGGTGAGCTTTTGGACGCTTTCCATGGTTCTTGACTTTCATTACAATCTAATCTCTAACTTAGGTTTCCATCTTCAACACTTTGTAGACGTGCCAACTCGATGTGCAATGCCATGTATTCATATATCGCAGACGACCCGAAGGAACAGTCAAGATCGGCATAGGGTGCTACTTTGTCATGTATGAACTGGAGTTCATCTCTTACGACATCTGGGTCAACCAGGAAGAATTCACCGTTGGCCGCCCTAAGGTGATTGAACCGTTTATGTAAGTACGATTCGATTTGTTTTGTCACATTTGAGCACGTGGTAATTTTACCATACTTTTTATTTGTAAATACAGTCTCGAAGAGTGTATGCACTTTAAATTTTTCACAAACACCCGAGTTTAAAATTCCTAAACGAGAATCGATTGAGGTACACATCCCAATTTTAATATACTTTTCCTTGAACGCTGGATTCGTAAGAATGTAAATGTATGAATAGTCGTTAACAGGTGTCTCCATGTGTTCAGTTTCACGTGTTCCAGATCGCTCGAGAAATTTCAGAACCTCTACTTTAGACCGAAACTTTCTACCTCCCGGTGTGAAATAATAATGATCAACCTGACCACGGGTAGCACCGTTTACACGTTTGACAATCCTGACACTCCAATCACCTGGTAGCGTATACCCGTGGTCGAACGTGTATTTCCTGAGTTGTTCCATACTTTCTTGGTTTTATTACAATTCAAAACTCTAACTTAGGCGTACTATCACTTTTTGGCAATTCTCTCTGAACTTTTTACCGCGACGAAGTTCGTCGTACTCACGGAGACTATGAAACTTGGGCGAGTCAGGTAAGAGGTAACCACGGGTCCACACCTTTTGCCAGAATTCTTGGCTAAAGTGGTCTTTCATGAGAGTGTATAACTTGTGGTCTCTCTGGTCGACCCATTCCTTCGTGGCCCATGGTTTCTTGGGCATTCGTCTATAGTTCCCCACGTAACGGTTTCTCAAGGTGTCACCCTCTATAATGATGTTTCCTCCTCGGGAATACCAGTCGTCTAGACATCGATTCATGTCCTCTTTGTCGAATGAACCCATGTCTGTGAAGGCTAAATCTCCGTCTCAACTTAGGTATAATATTTTCTTTCATTACGATAGGAAGATATGTACTTCTATTTGATTATTGCAATTTTCATTCTTGTTGTGATGATGCAGAATAAGTCCAGGGGTCTGAAAAGTTCAATTGAGAAACTTGTCAGGCAATCTGCTCGGTATGCCACGGCAGCGCAGCAAGATAAGTCCCCAGTTATAGCCATACTTCACGCGAACTATGCAACCGCCTATCTATACGCACTCAAGGATATTGCGACTGAATCACAGATTCATAATGCCACTGGTATCAATGTCAAGAAGTTCAAGGAGCATGTTATTAATGTACAAGACATGGTGACTAAAAAGACTACCGAAACCTGTCCAGAATTTGCGGGAAAGATTGACATCTATCTCGCAGAAATTGGGGGTGAAGCTTGAGCACCTAAGTTAATTTCAAAAATGTTTAAAAAGTAAGTTCTAAAAATGGAAGTTATTCGTGATGCAACTTGGGAGCAATGCCTAGCTGGTGCGATGAAGATGTTTCGTGTCAGTGAACCAGATGACCGATGCTACCACCTAGCTGATGCAACCTGGAAGTGTAAGATGTCCTACAAGAAACATGAACAAAAGAAGGCTGACCGAAAACTTATCGTTCTCGACAGGCCACCAGAAGTGGCTGTGACGTCACGAACACATGCCAAAACCTGTCAAGCAACTACTATGTCTGGCAAACCTTGTTCTTTTAGGGCAGTGTGTGGAGATTTTTGCAAAAAACATAGGATTGATAAAGCACCTCTCGGAAAGAAAGTTCAAATATAATCCCAGTGTACTGTAAATGTTAGATCAAGAGAGTCTTAGACCTGTAATAATAGCGATGGCTCTTTACATTGCTATAAATATGCTTCTCCCTCGTATCATCACCAAACCCACTGGTGTTCAGCCCGTAGATGAACTCGTAATGACTAGCATTGCTCAGCGAGATTCATTGATGAGTGGTACTATCCTAATTGGTCTTATCGTTCTCGGTACCAATTACATTCAGGATGAATTCTTCTAAGACATTCTTCCTCCCAACTAGATTTTTAGTGTGTTCGTGGTTCATATAACGAACACGATTATCATAAGCATGTCTCATGAACTCCAAGAGTTGGTCAAAGTTTGGTTTACCCCAAACCATACCTTTTTTGAAGAGGAAATCATCCATCTCCAATTCTTGAAGTCCACAGTCAATCGTGTAGGGTGTCTTGATATATTCAGGTGCTCCACCATAATTCGTAATAATCACGGCTTTATCTCGCATAGCAGCTTCTACGGCCCCCATACCAACCCCCTCCGAGTGTGAAAAACTCACATAACAGTCGGACCTATTATGGATACTGTCCATTTCTTCTTCTGAAACCAGGCCATTTATAACCTCAACTCTTGGAAATGGAATTTCCACTGCTTGATTCGCTGTAGCTTTGACGACTAGTCGTGTATTTGGTTCATTTAGACGAGCAAATGCTTGAAGTATCTCACGAAACTTCTTTCTAGGGTCCATAATATTTCCAATGTGGTAAAATGTGTATGGTTTCTCCTTTGGGGTGGGGATGTGTGCATGTATAATGTAAAATTCGTTGTCAGGAAACTGTTTAGATAACACTCTTTTACAGAACTCACTTGGCACAGCGACTCGTTTAAATTCTTTCATGATTAGACCATAGTCTTCGTGTACAGTCTCAGTTTCACAGACAGTCATACAGGCGAGATTCTTTACCCTAGTTTTTGCGTAAGTGATATACTCAATGTGTTGCTTAATGGGTATAGTAAATACTAGACCATGTTCACTTTCAGGAAGCTCACTACCAAGTTCATGGTACGATGAGTCAGGAAGGAACAATTTTGTGTATTTTTGTGCATGTTGTCCAATACCCGTGAGAAGTTTGGGTCCAATGACTATCATTTAGTATAAAGATAATCTTTCTTTTATATATAGTAAAATGAATCCACTTCTCAAAGATATCGAAGACGAACTCAAGCGCACCCGACTCGATAAGGGTCGCCTTTACAATCTTCTAACCAAGATTGTGGAAAACTGTAGTGGAGGTGGAGCTGCTCCCGCTGCTCCTGTCAAGAAGGCCGCGCCTGCCCCTGCACCCGTAGCTGCTCCTGCGCCCGTAGCTGCGCCCACCCCTGTGCCAGTTAAGAAGGCTGACCCTGCGCCCACCCCTGTGCCAGTTAAGAAGGCTGACCCTGCGCCTACCCCTGCGCCAGTTAAGAAGGCTGACCCTGCGCCAGTTAAGAAGGCTGCCCCCAAGAAGAAGGCTCCCACAACCGCTTAGATAGCGAAATCTATATAAAGTCAAAATCCCTATTATAAATACATGATTGCCCTTGCTTGCGCACCGACACGTATTTATAACACGGCTGAAAATAAAGTAAAAAAAAACGAACAACGTCATTGGCGCCAACACTCTACAGGTACTTCAGTTCGACCACATAGGTTCGCCATGGAAAAGACACCCGAAACACCTAAAATTCAAGATTCAAATATTGAAGAGTTACGAGAACAGATTGTTAAATACAAGATTGCCAATAAGAAAATGATGGTGTTGGCGGGGTGGAACCTACGCTCGACAAAATCCGCTCTCAAGGATGTACAAGAAATGCTTGAAACTTTGGATGAAC